AAAACTGGGGTGAATCAGGTCTTACGGTTACTCCGACAGGACTTACATTAACTTCAAGCGTAGGAGCAGCTGAAGCTGGACCAGCGGTAGGATGGGGCCACGATGGATGGGGAGACGAACCGTGGGGCGATGCCTACGATGAAATTGTTGTTCCAACAGGATTATCTTTAACTTCCGCGGTTGGAGCCGTTACTCCAGTAGACGTAATGGGTTTAACAGGAGTCAGCATGACTTCTGCAGTCGGTGCAATTGCACCAGTAGATGTAATGGGACTAACAGGAGTTTCCATGACTTCTGCGGTAGGCGCAATTTCACTAACAGCACAGATAATGGGACTCACAGGAGTTTCCATGACTTCTGCAGTGGGTGCAATTTCACTAGCAGGACAGACAATGGGACTTACAGGAGTTTCCATGACTTCTGCAGTTGGCGCTCCACTAATTACTTCAAATCCAACTATCGATTTAACAGGAGTTTCTATGACTTCTGCAGTTGGTGCAATTTCACCAACAGCACAGGTAATGGGATTGACTGGACTTTCTTTAACTTCTGCAGTGGGTGCAATCTCACCAACAGCACAGGTGATGGGATTGACAGGAGTTTCAGCTACTGCTAGTGTAGGTGTGGCGTATCCGGTTTATTATAAGGATATTGACATTACAGGAACCACATCGTATACAGATGTAACAGTAACAGGAACTACATCGTATACAGATGTAACGATATCGTAGGAGATTTATGGCATCAACATACACAGGACTTGGTACCGAATTAATGGTTACTGGCGAAGAAGCCGGTACATGGGGTAGTAATACTAATACAAATTTAAAAATTTTAGAACAAATTGCTGGCGGTTATATCGAAGTAGATCTAGCTGGCGCAGCTCAAACAACAACTTTAGCCGTTTCTGATGGAGCAGTAGGTGCTGCTCTTGCACATCGAGCTATAACTTGGACAGGGACTATTACAGGAAATCAAATTGTAACCATTCCTCTGGATGTTGAAACTTTTTATATAATAAGAAATTCAGTTTCTGGATCTTTTAGCGTTCAATTTAAATATGTTTCAGGAACAGGAGGAAGTGTTACTTGGGCGTCTGGAGATAGTGGAACTAAAATAGTTTATGCAGGAGGAGTTGGTGATGATGCTACTAATCCAAATATTGTAGATGCTACATCGGCTTTTGCTACAGCATCTTCAACTACAACTTTCACAAACAAAACTTTAACCGCTCCAAAATTTGCAGATGGTGGATTTATTGCTGATGCGAATGGGAATGAATCCTTAGTTTTTGGTACTACAACTTCTGCTGTTAATGAAGTTAAAATTACTAATTCAGCAACAGGAACCGCTGGACCAATCATTGCCTCTCAAGGTGAATCAAATTCTAATCTTCAATTAAGACCTTCAGGAACCGGAGTAATTACTGTAGGAACATCTGCGGCAAATGCTACCCTTACTTCTAAGGGTGCTCACGATTTAATTTTATCAACAAATGAAGGTTCAAGCTCAGGAACTATAACTATAGCTGATGCTGCTAATGGAAATATTACACTTACTCCTAATGGTACAGGAGAGGTTCAAGCTACCGATTCAGCAGATGCAACGGCGGCAGTAAAAATTGCCGGTAAAGAAACGATGTGGATACCTGCAACTGCATTTTATCTTCCTACAACTAATCCCGCTGACGCGGCATCGGTTGAAACAACAGCACTTCGACCAGAATTAAAAGTTTTAGATTTTGATGCAAGTACAGCACAATACGCACAGTTTGCTATTGCGATGCCAAAATCATGGAATTTAGGTACAGTAACATTTAAAGTTTTTTGGAGTCCAAGTACTACGAATACAGGTAACTGTATTCTTGGTCTTCAGGGTGTTTCATGTACAGAAGGCGACACAGCCGATGTAGCTTTTGGAACGGCTGTAGAAGTCACAGACGCTGGAATTGGAACTATAGAAGATGTACAAATGACTGCTGAGAGTGGCGCAATCACAATTGCTGGCTCTCCAGCTGACAATGATCAAACATTTTTTCAACTTTACAGAGATGCAGCCGATGGTAGTGATACCTTTACCGGTGAGGCAAGAGTACTAGGAATCAAATTATTTTATACTACAGACGAAGCTAACGACGGATAGGAGAATTAACATATGTCTTTTGGATATCAGGTTTTAGGTTTTGGATCTGGCGGCGTAGCACTCCCTCAAGATCCATATAATATTGAAGTTCTTTGCGTTGCTGGCGGCGGCGGAGGAGGACTTAACTACGGCGGCGGAGGCGGTGCTGGAGGATACAGAACCGATGCTACATTAGAATTAACAGGCGGAACAGATTATACTATCGTTGTCGGCGGCGGCGGTCTAACAAGTGCCTCAAATACTACAAGTGGTGGTGATAGCTCCATTGGTGACAGTGGTGCAACAATTACTACATTCACATCTACTGGTGGAGGCGGTGCTGATGCTTCTTATTTAGGCAATGCTAAAGATGGGGGCTCCGGTGGTGGAGGATCTTATAACACACCCGGTGGGGATGGAAACATTCCTTTAACCTCTCCAAGTCAAGGAGAAAATGGCGGTGACGGTATTAATACTCCTAATTGGCCTTCTGGTGGAGGCGGAGGGAAAGGCGCTGCTGGAACCGGAGGAAGTGCTTCAGTCGGAGGAACAGGCGGAGTTGGAGCAGCCAATTCAATAACAGGTTCATCAACTTATTACGCTGGAGGCGGAGGAGGTGCTGTTAACGTTGGCACAGGGGGCGCAGGCGGCAATGGGGGTGGAATGCCTGGAAAAATTCCTGCACAAGATAATACTCCCGCACCAGCTAATCTAGGTGGAGGTGGAGGTGGTACACAACAAGCCGCACATACCGGATCAAATGGTGGCTCAGGAATTATTATTTTAAAAGTAGCTGATGCAAATTATGCAACAGCTAGTGTATCAGGGAGTGTAACAGTAGATACGTCAAGCGTAACTGATTATACCATTGTAAGTTTCACAGGTGATGGGGTGTATAGTTCAGGATAACCTATGGCACATTTTGCAAAATTAGATGATGACAATAAAGTTTTAGAAGTACATGTTCTTGGTAACACTGTAATTACGGATTCCGAAGGTGTAGAACACGAAAATCTAGGAATTAAATATCTTACCAAAATACATAAATATTCAAAATGGAAACAAACATCTTATAATACTTATGGTGGAGTTCATGAGTTAGACGGAACTCCTTTCAGAAAAAATTATGCTGGAAAAGGCTCTACTTATGATGAAGCGAGGGATGCTTTTATAGAACCTCAGCCTTATCCATCTTGGACACTTAACGAAGGGACGTGTCAGTGGGGCCCACCCATTCCTAATCCTAATCAGTCTAGTGATGGTGATACTAAAAGATATACTTGGAATGAAGAAGCAGGTAGTTGGGATTTAGTTGGCGGCTAATTAAAAAATATAGAAAGAAATGAATAATGAAGAATGATATTAAGACATAATTACTATTATTATAAAAAGGTAATCCCTATTCCAACTTGTGAAAAGATTTTAGAAGCAGGTCGTAAAAGAATTGCAAAGCAAGCCCTTACTGTGGCAGGACTTGATACGACAGAACGTAACTGTAAGACCGCGGGGCTGACAGACAGATGGATTTATAACATTATTAATCCTTTTATTCACATGGCTAATAAAAAAGCAGGCTGGAATTTCCAATTTGATTGGAACGAATCCTGTCAATTTACCATTTATGAAAAAGGCCATTATTACGAGTGGCACATAGATCAGGAACCTGATCTTTTAAAAAGTAACAATAAGAATATTGATGGTAAGACAAGAAAATTATCTCTTACTTTACAACTGACAGATAAAACAAAATATGAGGGAGGAGATTTTCAATTTATGTGGATTATAGGCGACAAAAAAGAAGCAAAGGATAAAAAAGATTTCGTAAAAATAACAACTGTTGATGATGCAAAAGATATAGGAACAATTATAGTTTTTCCTTCCTTTATTTTTCATCGAGTTTTACCCATAACTAAAGGTAAAAGAGAAAGTTTAGTTAATTGGACAATAGGCAAACAATTTATTTAAATCATGGATATAAAATATACCGTCAAAGATAATTTTTTAAATCAAGCAGATTATGAGAATATAAAAAAAATTATATTAGGAGATGAATTTCCATGGTATTTTCAAGAGGGAATAGATTTCACACCCGACTTGGTTAATCCTACTTGTCAAAATTTGTGGTTTTTTTGGGGGCATACATTTTTTAGACGGGAGATAGGTCCTACTTCTACTTTCTATAAGATTCTAGATCCGCTTATTAAGAAATTAGATGTTAAGGCTTTGGTTAGAATCAAAGCTAATCTCTTTAGTAATCGATATAAAATGGAACAATATGAAAAGCATGTTGATTACCCTTTCAAACATAAAACGGCTCTCTTTTCTTTAAATACGTGTAACGGTTTTACAACACTGGCGGATAATACTAAAGTCGAAAGTGTGGGAAATCGCGTCCTTTTGTTTGATGGCTCTTCTCCTCATGCTGCTTCATCATGTACGGATGCCAAAGCGCGCTGGAATATAAATATTAATTATTTTTAGTAATCTATAGTAGATTTATTTAACGTTGATTCTATCCTCTATCTAGTATAATTTAAAATTTGGAGTTTTATATGCTACAAAAAATCAGACTAAGACCTGGTTTAGACAAACAATCATCAGATACAGGAGCCGAAGGAAAATGGGTTAATGGCGATTATATGCGTTTTCGTTATTCTTTTCCTGAAAAAATAGGGGGCTGGCAACAGCTCGGATCCAAAAGCCTTGTAGGAGCTGGAAGAGATTCCCATACTTGGGTAGATCTTGACGGCAATAAATACGCGGCCATCGGAACCAACAAAATGCTCTACATCTATTTTGAAGGTGGTTTCCACGATATCACTCCTCTAGATTCTACACGACAACAAACAAGCGCCACGATTACTACGACTACTTCATCAACCGCAGTTACCATTACAACATCCACGGCCCACGGAGCAGAAGCAGGGGATATTATTATTTTTGCAAGTACATCGGTTCCAGCGGGAAGCAGCTACACAGCCACAGATTTTAATGATGTTATATACGAAGTAATAACTACACCTACTTCGACTACTTTTACCATCACCATGTCTTCTGCCGAAGGAACCGGACAGTCTGCAGGAGGAAGCACCACGGTTAATTTTTATTATGTCGTGGGTCCAGTTACACAGGGTTATGGATATGGCTGGGGCACTAATACTTTTGGTGGTCGAGTTATTCCACCTGTTGTTACAACTCTTAATGGTGCAATCACCGATAAAACCACGACTACAGGAATTACTTTAACTTCTTCTACTTCGTTTACCGCAGCAGGAACTATTCAAATAGGTAATGAGTTAATTTCTTACACCAGCATCAATGCTTCTCACGTTTTACAGGGAGCTGCAAGGGGAGCCAATGGTTCTACCGCCGCTACGCATTTGGATGCCGCAACCGTTTACGATGCAACCAGCTATGTGGGGTGGGGAAGCGCTAGTAGCACTTCTTCAGTGGTTATTGAACCGGCTCAATGGCGTCTGGTTAATTATGGTGAAAATTTATTAGCCCTCGTTCACAATAAAAAAGTTTTTGAATGGACGCCTAGTTTATCTAACCTAGATACAAGAGCAACCGTTGTTAGTGGAGCGCCGACCGCTTCGCGAGATATGATTGTTTCTACTCCAGACAGACACTTGGTATTTATTGGAACAGAAACTACCATTGGAACTGCTGGATCGCAAGATGACATGTTTATCAGATGGTCTTCACAAGAAGACATTAATACTTATACACCAACCGCAACCAATACAGCAGGCAGTCAAAGACTTACCGATGGTTCAAAATTACTCGGAGCTATCAGTGGTAAAACCGCTATTTATATCTGGTCAGATACTTCAATGTCTACCATGAAATTTATTGG